TTCGCACACATCACAATTGAAAAACCTGCTTAGCCCTTGTTCTTTTGAAGCGTTTGCGCTTCTTTGATCTTTTTTGATAGCTCTTGGCGTAACCACTTTGGGCCACCCAAGCGTTTCCATTCTGCATAGTGTGCAGGGATTAACCGCACACCGATGCTCACAGCCACACCTGTCAGTTCACTTTTTGGTCTTGGCATTTGTGCTGCTCCCCCACTACCCTATTTAGAAAAAGCATTTTGCACTCTGTGCAACGCCACAGGTCGCCTTCAACCACTATGGTTTGCTTCTCTGCGTGTTGTCCACGAACTTTTCCAAAGAACGTTCTTATCTTCTCAAGCATTTTGGTTCTCCCATCTTCTGCACAAATCTTTCACGGTCTGGCTTTTGCGCTTGCCCTTGCATACGTTGCTGATTGACTTCTGTTTGGCCTTGGCTTGCAACTGCGCTGGGGTCAGAGGCTTTACTGGTTCTGCTGTAGCTGGAAACAAACCTGTCACGCCCAGCCAACAGCACACGGCGGCGACAAGTAGTCGGTCAAATATCATTCTTCCTCCTGATGTTCTTTAAGTCTGCGTTGTAGCCGAGCTATACGCTCGACGTTGTAGGTGACGATTGAAGCCGCATACTCCACTGCGCTCTCAGCTTCTAACTTCTTGATGACGGCCTCACGCATTTCTTTCTCGATGATTTCGCTGATTGGCTTTGGCTTCATCAGTTCCTTGATGTACTTGAGTGTTGAATCTTTCCAACTCATGTGTTTCTTTCTTTTAATGCGGCTTCAATGTCACGCACCATCTCCAGCAAAGTTCCCTTCCCGCAACCGCACTGAAAGTCTTCCCAGCCCCAGTAGCTTTCTACCTCCTCATCCGTCAGCCCTACCCATGTGCGCTGTGGCTCAACATAGCCAACGACTTGAGCGTTAATTGCAATCTGTGGCTCTTGCTCTGTGCGCTGTGGTGGTGTGCAGGTATGGATATCGTTTGTGCGTTTGCCGCATCGTGGGCAGAAGTTGCGTTCTTGGCTTTCCAATTCTGCAATGGCTTTGGCGGCTACCAGTTTGGCAAAGGCTTCAACATATTGAGTTATTTCGTGATCTTCCACCCAAGGTGAAGCCTCATCGTACTCACTCATAAGACGAGCCTGTCTAGCCATCTCAATGATTTCATCTTGTGTCATTTCAATCCCCTGATAAAAATAGCAAACGAATTGATCGTGTCCTGACCAAACCCTTGCATCTTCTCAATGGCTTGCGCCACTTCCTCGATGACTTGGGCTCGGTATGGGTTCAGCGATACGTTGGCTTTCACAGCCTCCTTGCGTTGCTGTGCTTGCCGTTCAATCTCGTTGAACGCTTCATCTTCGGGGTCATCAATCATTCTTTCCTCCGTTCTGCATCCAGTCAAGTGCGTACAAGAACACTGCTATGGCTACACCACCAAGCCCAAGGCCGATGAACAGCACAGCTATCAAAGCCATTACATCCCACATGTCAACCTCCAAATATTTTCTTGAGGGCATCATACATAGCGCGTGCTTGCACAATACTCATACCATTGAGCATGGTTTCCACATCAGGCGCAGCCTTTGGGGTAGTACCGACATTGAGCGCGGCAATGCCAACACTCTTTGGCTTGCGCACAAGTTTGTTGACGCTTTTACCCTCGGTTCTTAATTTTTTGGATGACTTCAACGGCGCATAAGCAGGAATAAGTGTTGTGTACTCTCCTGCGTCAGTCTTAGCCATTTGCCCTTGCTTTGTGAACTGCGTGAGCAATGAGCCCACTGACCCTTCGTTCAACCCTTTCTTTGCAAGAGCTTTGCGTATCTTATCGCCCGTCAGGCGAGGGTTGTCTCGCACGTAGTTGAAAGTTTCTTGGGTCACGTTGGTTGTTGATTTGAATAAATGTTTTGGCACTTGTTTCTCCTGTTGAATTTTTTGGTCGTCTTTTTCCCACTCTGAAAGCGCGGTGGTCAGCGCAGTCTGGATGTCAGGCATGAGTGTTCCCTCCTCTTAGAAACTAAATTTGCTTAAGATTGCATCGACGTTCTTCTTGACGTCTTGACGCACAGCTTCGTTCTTACGCAACTCAGTTGGCGTAACACCAACCAACACTTGCTCAAGGTCACGACGCGCTGTTTCTAATGCAGGGTCGTTGACAATGTTAAGTGCTTTGGTCAGGTCGCACAACTCCAATGCACTTTCTACCAACGTATCGTGGAAACGTCGGGGCTTGGCTTCGCCTTGTACGTAATCAGTAGTCAACCTGTCGGACATGCGCTTCAAGTGGGAACTAAGTCGTTCACGCACATCTGACATAGCGTTGTCAACGCGTTCCTGTGTCAGCTTGTCCAGCCTAGCTTTAAGCTCAGCTTGTGCGGCATTGCCTACGTCTACGCGGAAGTCGCCCGATGTGGGTACGGGCATGTAGTTCACGCGGAACGAGAACTTGGTCATGATTTCATTCGCGCTTGGGTAATCATCTCTCTTGAACATATCACCCAGAGCCATAGCTTGAGCAGTAATCAACGAGGGGTAGATTGTCACAAACGACTTGACCAACGCAGTGAACTCATGCTCGAAGTCATCGAGCTTCTCAGTGAACGCCATGAACGATATGTTTGGCAACAAGCGCAAGCCGGAGTCAGACCAAGGCGATGTTTTGTCGTAAACATACTGACGCGCACGACCAACAGCTTGTTGGATAACCTCCAACTCTGTGCGACCTGCAAGCAGGTGCTTGCTGACACGCGCCGCATCCTTGGCGGCGGCATGCTTAGTTGCTACAACTTCATCGGTTGTTGTCTTGTCCAGCTTGCGTGCTGTCCATACTGATGCATTGAATTCAACAAGCATCGCGCATGTGTCAATGTTGTAACGAGGAGTGGTGTTTGTATTCATGATTGGTTTCCTTTGTGTTGATTACTTGGTGCCGAAAAAGATTTTGTGCTCAGCCAACATCTTGCCGAAGTTAGTGTTGGTAACGAACACGCCTACACGCTGAGATGTGGACACTGTGTTGCAGAAGATTGACTGCATCTCTGCACGCATGCGCCACACATACTCAGTAACTGCCGCCGCTTCTTCTCTCGTCTGTGCACGCGACACAAACTGAAAGACTTGAATCAACTGCGCAGTGGGGTTGTCGGACAGCGGTGCTTTAGCAGGGTCAGCGATGACGCGTGCATAGTCACAGATGTCACGACCGAAGCGAACAAACGATGCCATCGCCTCAGCAGTAACGACACCGACAGTACCGATTAGAGCTTGCTCAAGAGTGTCGTCGTCGAGTACGTGCATGCCCTCATCCAAGACATCACCAGCGGCGGCGAGTGAACGAGGAGTTGCATACGCGAGTTGCACAGACTTGGGATTGAAGATGTGTCCGTTGTCTTTGGATAACGTCTTGCCCTCATACTTGCCGCCCTTCTCATAGTCGAGGAACGAGTCCATCACCATCGGGTTGTTGTCAACGAATGCGATGACCATAGGATTGATACCCGCATCGGTAGCCCAACGCACCCACTCGACAGCAGTCGGCTTACGCATCTTGACGAACACAAGACGATTACGCAAGTGAGCTTGAATGGAATCGCCAAGACCCTCGACCGATAGATTGGTAGCGGCGAAGACAATACTGTTCTCAACGAAGTGGTAGTTGCCAACACGTTGCTCGTACACGATAGGCGCGAGTACGTTCTTGATGAACTGCGGTGCTTTGGCAATCTCATCTAAGAACGCGATGATTGGTTTGCCACCATTGACACCACGTTGATTGTTCTTCGATACACCGAAGCGTTCATTGGGAAGCTCACGCGACACGCCGTTCTCGCGGTCAAGGTCAGGCATCCACACAGAACCATCGGACAACTGAGTGCAGTCGATAGGGTCAACGGCAATGTGATTGGCAAACTTAGGCATACGCTTGAGTTGGTGGAACAGCGCAGTCTTGCCGATGCCGTTCTCGCCCTCGACAATGATGGTGCGCTTGTGACCAACAGCGGCGATTAGGTCGATGACTTGAGAAGAAGAGAGATATTGATTCATGATTGCTTTCCTTGAGTTGATTAAAGAGAGATATGCAAGACCTTGCCGTGAGTGGGAACGAACGAGTCGTTGTCCACCACACCCCACAGTGACGGCATCGGGGTGCTAGGCGTATCGCAACCGAGGTATCCATCGGTCAGCCATACGATTCCTTTGGCATCTATCTTGTGCTCACGAATGTAGTCAACGACAACTTGCGGAGTTGTGCCGCCACCGCCTTGAGGTTTCAAGAGAGATGCAATCAGTTCATATTCATTTGGTTTGAATACTTGGTCGCCACACACAGCGTCATCCCACCACAAGATGCGAACAGTCTCGGGCTTGACTAGCTGACAGATGCGAGAGATTTCACCAAAGAGCAGACGATAATGTGGATACATAGAACCTGAGGTATCGGGTGCGAGTATCAACTCACCGACTGTCTCGGTGTAGTGCGATGGCATGATGTAGCCAGACGCAAGCAGTCGCTTGTTGGGGGGACAGAAGCGTGAGTTGTCATCACCTTGGGACACAGAGGTTATCCAGTCTTGCATGGAGGGTATCCAGTCAGTGATGCGTTCCTTGGCATGACCAAAGATGTCACGACCACCTGCACCTTGACCTGCTAACTTACGCGCAAGCATCTCGCCTTGCCTATTGGCATCGTCAATCTGTTTGCCTAGCTTCTCTTTCTCGTCCTCAGCAAACTCACCATCCTCATGCGCGTCGATGGGCTCATCGTATCCGTGGTCATCGCCACCCTCACCATCTTCGGGTTCTTTGCGCCCTTGTTTGATGAGGTCATTGAGTACCTGAGGGAAAGACCAACCGAAGTACTTGCGGTCAATCAACAGGTTTGGTGTTGGACGTTCAACAAACTCGAAGTTAGGGTCAAGCTCTTCGATGAGTGCATTGACCACATAGTCCTGAGCAATGTTGCAAAGCTTAGGCATGCGCTTGTTCTCTGCGCGATACAACACACAATGCTTGAGTGCAACGTGGAAGTTCTCATGCAGTGCTAGATACCGCAGTTGCTTGCGGTTGAGTGGGGTGATGAACGCTGAGCCGTACTTCTTGTCACGCCCATTGGTTGATGCAGTAGGCACCTTGTCTGATACCTCAGACTTGCCCATACATATCACTGCGCTGAGCAGTGCAAATTTTGGATGCCGCATGCAGTCTATGTTGACCGCTTGTATGCGTTGGTTGAGGGTCATCTTCTCGAAACTCATTTGCTTCTCCTGTTATGTTCAACACTATAACACAAGCTGTCAAAGCTTTGACAGCTTTGACAGAGCTAGGGATTACCCTTTAAGCACGATGTTTGTGCGGGGGTAATCACTCTCCACAACGAATTGTGGAATCTCTACCAACTCGGTGCGTTCGTGTGCACCTGTCAGCCTATTGATGCGCCCGATGATGGCGGAACGAAACTCAGGCGGGGTTATTGGTTTCTCAAGCTTGTCGATGGAGTCAGCGGGTCTTTTGTGGTACGTTGACCCCATGTTGAAGTTGGGTTGCGCGTATGCCCGCTTGGATATAAGCACTTCGTATGCGTTCTGACACATCTGAAAGAAGTGATTGATAGCTATCTGGTCGGTGCTACCTTCTGACATATCAATTATTGATTCTTGATACCTGCGTTCACTGCCCCCACTGAAGGGTGTGCCATAGTTTTTGTTGACCTCTGTGTTTGCATGGAACTCAGGCATACGCATCTGTGCCATCATGATGTATGGCTCGAACATCTTGACTACCTTAGCACGATGTGCTTTGTCGTCTTTGCTTGAGACTTTGCGGTAGTGTCTTGTGTGCACTGATTTGCTGGTGTCCAACACGCCATCCACGTATAGGTAGTCGGCACTGAAGTCATTGCCATCGTGGTGTAGCGACGACCTGTGATAGATGGGTGCTATCACCTTTGTCCCATCAGGCATGACTTCTCTAAGCCCTCTCTCCACACCCAACACATGGTACATAAAGTCTCTGCTTGTTATGGACTGGTCGCCCATGTACAGACAGCGTTCATGTAGCTTGCCGTCGATAGTCTGCGGTGTGAAGTACCTTGCCATCACTGTGCGGTACAGCATCAAGTCATAGTACTCGGCGTGCTTGACCACACGATAGTGGTGGTACGTTTTATACAAAGGGCGTTCGTTCTCTGCCCACTTCTTACTACGCACTACGCCGCGTACATTGAATTGCTTCTCTGCCTCGGCGTAGTCACGCACCCAAGGTAAAGCTCTGACTGTGTTTCCAAACATGTTGCTTACTCCTGTGTTGTTGATTTGATTGCGGGGAACTCTGTGTTGAGTGAGTGCGATGTGTAGATGTAGTCCCAAATGTCGTCTGTATCACCGCCTTGGTTTGACTCTTCTACACCATCCTCACCCATCTGCGTGATGCGGTAGCCTGCCTCTGGATAAAGCTCGATTGACCAATCCAGAATTGCGTTGTGTGCTTTCACATCGTCGTAGTCTGCGTACCACTTCACATCCTCTACCTCGAATGTGATGATTGGTTGCTCATACCTTGTCTCGCATTCTTTGATTGCCTCTGACATACCATCGTTGCGATGCCTGACCAACTCAACGAATGTGTCTCGTTGCTCTGCTGTTTCAAAGCGTATGACATACGCTACATCTGACCTATACCCCATCTTGCATCTCCCCCTTGTTGTTAAATCTCCAACCATTGATGTATATGAGTTCTTTGAATGATTCCTCACTCGTATAGCCCTCATACGCCTGTCTCAAAGCGTCATAGATTTCATCGGCGTATTCCTTTGCCCGACTAATCGCAAACTCTTCAAGCTCACAGACCAAGCGCTCGGTGTCGATTGCTTGCTCTAGTTCATAGACTGACGCACCTTCCAAGATGCCTCTGTCTATCAAGTCGCCGTAGTCCTCACCCAAAGATGCGTGGGATTTGATGCTTTCGTAGCTCATCGTCCCTGAGTGGTTGTAGTAGAACGACCTGCGTGACACGCCCATCGTTGGGTCTACCCACGCATTACGCATAAGCTCTACCAGTACTGTGTACCTTGAGAACTCTGGATGGTCTTGTGGCACACACGCTTCTATGAAGCGAATCAATTCAATATGCCCTGTCCAAGAAGCACCATCGCCTTGAGAACAGAACCCGCTAAATTGAATATCATCAATGACGAAACCCTTAGCGCGTCCATCTTCTTTGAAGCTGTCGTACACACACTCGTACCAATCATCGGGCGGCTCGCCATACAGGTGTATGGCGTTGTCCTTGGCTCGTTGGTCGAGGTCTTCAAATTCCACGATTTCTGTCCCACACGACTCGTACATTCCATTCCTCCATTTCTTTGTGTATTGCTTTCTCAACATACTCGTCTATCACTTTGCTCAGTGCTTCTTTTAATTTCTTGTCAAGCATCTCCTCCACAGTTTCAGTAATCATTTCCTCCACGCGGTCTGCGTCGGGATAGTCGTTGTTGTCTAGGTACATCTCAATCTTGTCGTCAACATCGTACGCATCAAACTTGTCATCGAAGTCATAGTCTGTGATTGCGTCGTGTATCTGGTCGCTGATGTCTGTGTCCCGCACCTCTCTGCGTACTTGCTCGGTAATCATGTCGTCCATGATTTCACGCACGCTTTCTTGAGTCAGGTGTTCCTCACTGTCCTCATGCTCACGCACACAGTTCTCTGATATTTCTTGGATTGCGTCTTTAAACGACTCGTCGATATATCGCACGGCACTATGAGCTTCTAGGACGGCGCTGACCTTCTCGTTGACTTGCGTGTCGATGTGTTCATTGATGGCGTGAAGCAGGGTGTGGATAAGCGTTTGCTTGGGCTGAGGCGTTGGGGCTACCTCGGGGGTGGGCTGTGTTGCTTGTTCCAAAGCTTGCGTTTCGGTTTGAGTTACTTGGTTCATGATTGCTTTCCTTTTTAAAATGTTGGTGAAGCGCACCAACGACGCAACTGGCAGACACCATGTCTGCGAGTTTTTCTACGATGAGTGTTCCCTACGCTATGCGCCATGCGAATAGGTCGAGGAGGAGTACTACGAGTGCGGCTGTGTACACAAGCACAAAGGTGAGGTTGGTCATGTTGTTAGTCTTTCCTTGGGTTAAATAAATGTCCCATCATGTGAAGCAATTCAGCAAACGATTGCTTGCTTGCCAAGTAACACAACACTTCCTTGTTCTTGGCTATGTCCACAACCAAGCGGTGCAAGATTGACTCTAAGTCTTTTTCGTCTATTGGGTTCATTCGTCTCTCCAAAATAAGTTTGTTTATAAATTCCGACATGTCCTTGTTCACTCTGCTACCCCCTCTTTACGAGAACGTGTTTTCTTTGACCCGCTCAAGATACAGTTGGTTTAGCCGTTCCTGTACCTCCAGCCACTTGTCCTCGTACAGCACTTGCAGTGCCATGCCGACAGACCAACGCACATCATCTTCATCCTCCATGTGTTTGACCGCTTCCTCAATCAACTCATCAATATCAATTTCAATCTTCATTTACTTCTCCTTGTGTTAACTCTGTTGGTATCTCGACTTCATCGCCAAGCTTGCTTGCTACATAGCACCGCATAGCGGCAATCAGTGGGGTGTCGCCATAAAAGCGCATCAAGTCACCCTCATCATTTACTTTACGCGCCCCCCATTCAACATTGCACAATGGGTAAATCTCAATAAGCTCCCGCTCAATAATCGGCCCGCCTTGCTCCCAAGTCAGGTAGTCGAGGAACCAGCCGTTGTCATCACCAATAGTGATGTTAAGAATAGCCGTATCGTGGTCTATGCCCTCGACCTGCGACACCGCCCAGTTAAGGGCGTGTCTTGTCAGTTCACTTGTTTTCATTTGCTTTCTCCTTGGGTTAGTTCGCACAGCTCATGTATGCGGTACAGCACATTCTCAAGCTTCAGTGCTACTTCGTGGCGTTTGCTGATGCTGTCAAGGTTGTCCACTGCATAGCTCAGTTGCGCCCTTATGTGCACAAGCTCGATGTGCCAATCGTGTTCTTGTTCTTTAATCATTCTGTTTCCTCCTCATTCTTTTTAAACCAATACTCCCGCGCCCACATCGCTTGGAGTAACGCAATGCTTGCGTAGACAGGGTCAATCAGGTTGTCCCTCTGCATCCTGTCCACCGCAAACTTGGTACGCCGCGCCATGTACTCATGGAACGGCAACGCAAACAAGTCATCATTCATTCTTCTCTCCCAAAGTTGTTTATCAGACTTCGTCTGAAACTCGCAGACACCATGTCTGCCAGTTACTTACGCCGAGCCAGTAGCTCGGGCACTTTCATGTTCGCTTTGTCCTCCTTCCTTATGCTTATCCACCTGTCACGCAAAGACTCGACCCCGAACTCGGACACCAAGTCCCACCAGTTTTCTTTAATGCTTTTGTACTTGTGTGGGTCTGCCTCGAAGTCGAGCAGTATGCGTCCCTTCTCTCTTCTAAGTACCGACTCGTACTTCTCCAACAGCCCTTCGTACTCGCCATGCCCCGCTTGGGCGGCGTAGCGTATCTGTGCCTTCACCTTGTGGATTTCGTATGTCATGGGTGCAAGGGTTTCTTTGAGTTGTTTACGCCACTTATCTACCCACGCTTCGTAGCGTGCTCGGCTTTGTAGCAACACCGCCATCCTTTGGCGTTCAGCCAGTATCTGCTTCGCCCTCGCTTCGCTGATGTCGCCACTCACCACCATGTTGTGCAGTTGCTTGGGCGTTTGCTTGCTCGGGGGCTTGCGCTTGGGTTGGCAGTCTTTGCAGTTCTTTGAGGTGATGGTCATGAGCACTTCACCTTTCATGCCACGAGCATGCATTTGTGCACGAGATAAGCGGCGTTTGAATTGGGCAACGGGCTTTTCTGTGCCGCACTTGTTACATTTTTTGTAGTCCTTTTGCATGAGAAAGACCTTTCATTTCACTAGACAATACCCACTTGTTGGTCGAGCATACCCACCATTTTGCTGAGTCGGACAAACTAGTGGGTATCGGGAATGCTCGATGTTTACTGGCAATTCTACTACTTCATCCCTCGATACCTATCTGATTTCCAGAAAGCTTCAACCTTTTTTCTTTTTTTTCTTTTTAAGTGTCCACTTGTATGTATATATATATATATTTATCTTTTTATCTCTTATATATAGATAGGTATTGTGGGCTGGACATTGGTTGAAACCCCGCCAGTATTGAAGATGCCGATACCCACTAGAGTGGCAAGTTGCGCAAAATGGTGGGTATGATACCCACTACTGTATATAAACACAGTAGAAGGATTAGTTACTGTATATTGATGCAGCTTTTTGTTATTTTTTGAACTGGCAGACACCATGTCTGCCAGTTTGCCTGTTGTCAGAGGAGTTTGAGCTGTCTGCATTCGGTCTTTATGGTTTGCCATTCTTCTTTCCACCGCTGTTGGCGTAGGACTTCAGCACGCCTTGGGTCTTTGAGCCTGAGTTGCTCGTCTGCTCTGAGTTGCGCCTTGAGGGCGCTGAGTTTGGCTTTGATTTCGGGTTTCATTGGTGAGTCCTTTCAGACGAACAGATACCAGATGGGCGAGAAGCTACGCTTGCAGGCGACAGCTATGCGGTATTCGTAGTTGAGGATTTGGCGGATTTCTTTCAGTTGTGCTTTGGTCATGATGCTTTCCTAAAGATGTTTGACAGAAAAAAGAATAGCGGCGGGACAAGGCATCCACGCCGCTTTGAAAAAACTCGCAGACAAGTTGTCTGCCAGTCGTTACACAGAAGCCAAGAAGCGGCGCTTCTCAGCCGCAGTCAACTTATTGAAACTTGTTACCAAACGAGCAACCTTGTCACTCTTGCTGTTGGTCTTGGGTTTCTTGAGCTTGGGTGTGTCCTTGTTCACATCCACAAAGATGTTGTCAAGAATCCTGTCGGTGCGTCTCTGCTCGGCAGTACCTCGCCCGAATGTCCAGCCACGCTGACCCTCGTAAGGCTTGCGTGTGACCTTGGGCAGTTGCGTCACATAGAACACGACATAAGGCACTGCATCCTTGCGTGTGCCTACACCATTGCTGAGCAAGGTGTCTAGCAAAGTCGCAGACTCAATGTCTGCGAGTTTCAGAGTAGGCACGATTGCACGATAGGTGCGTGTGTTGATTGCTGTTGCAAGTTTCATAGATAGCTCTCCAAAAGAAAAACCCCGCAACTGGCGGGGCGACAGACCGACTGAGTTCCCCCAATCGATAAATCTATTATAGCACAAACGAGTTTCACAATACCCTTGACATGAAAAATCGTAATACCTTAGACCCCACCATACCCCCACTACCCCTTATGTCAGCAAGGCGTGCGTTGTCCCGTGAACACTATTCCCCACCCGCTCCCAGAACTTCTGTAATACTTAATAGCACGCTAACACCCCACCCCCAAATTTTATAAAAATTCTAAATAACCTTTGTCAAACATTGGACAACTCAGCACATAAAAAAACCCCCGCCATTGCTGGAGGGGGCTGAAAAGACCTTGAAGGTCTAGGAGAAGCAATGGTTGCCCACTACTTGAAAAGTAGTGTACACTGCGACCCAACGCGCAACAACCCTGTGAAAAACCACAGCTATAAAAATGTTGGAGCATTTGGTGCAATTTTCACCAGACGACGCCGGTCTGGAAGACTTCATGTCAATTGATGCTGTAGATACGGCGGGACTTCTGTCGGCGCAAATAGCCACGGCGCAGTGGCTAGAAGAATTGGGCGCTACGCCAGATGAGAAGATAAACACAGAAAACCAAGCGCATTTGGCGCGGGATGCTTTTAAGATGGTGGTATCCGACAATGATACCGAAGACCAAAAAACCAAACTCTTACAACTTAAAACCCCCGCCGCTGTGCGCCATATCACTGGCATGCTCACGGCCTATGACTGGGAATTTGTACAGATGGCCAAAGAACTCCGTGGATACACGGTGGCCAAGCTGTTTGAAGAAACCCAGTCACCCAACGCCAACATCCGCCTCAAAGCCTTGGGCCTGCTGGGTAAAGTCACCGAAGTTGGGCTGTTCACCGACAAGATCGAGGTCAAGAAGCTTGACTTGACCGAAGACGAGATCGACAAGAAGCTCAAAGAGAAGCTGGCCAAGTTCATGAATGTGTCCGACGCTGAGTACACAGACATAGAAATTACCGACCAGACCGACCCCGCGCCAGCCGAAGAAACTCCGGAACCTCAAGATGAGTGAGCGGTTACTTACACCGCAAGAAGCTACAGCTCTGTATGCCAAGCTGCCGATGATGAGTCCCAGAGAGAAGCTTGAGACGTTGGACATGCTGGACAAGTCAGAGTCGTTCAAGACTGTCAGGTTAGCGCGCACTAACATGATCGAGTTCGCCAAGTACGTCTACCCCGGATTCAAGGTGGGGCCGCACCACAGGAAGCTGGCCCGCATCTTCGATGCGGTGCTGAAGGGGGAAAAGAAAAGAGTAATCATCAACATTGCTCCTCGTATGGGCAAGTCAGAGTTCTCGTCTTATTTATTTCCTGCTTATTTTTTGGGCAACTACCCTGAGAAGAAGATCATCATGGGAACGCACACGGCGGGCCTGTCAGAAGACTTTGGACGGCGGGTTCGTAACTTACTCGAGGATGAACAGTACCATGAGCTATTTCCTAAAACAGGCGTGGCAGATGACCAGAAGGCTGCTGGAAAATGGAGTACTAGTGCTGGGGGCCAGTATTATGCTGCTGGCGTGGGTGGCGCTCTGGCTGGGCGTGGTGCTGACCTATTTGTTATCGACGACCCTCACTCGGAACAAGACGTAAAAGCCAACAGTCGTCTAGCGTTTGACACGGCGTGGAGCTGGTTCCAAACAGGCCCGTTGCAGCGTCTGATGCCGGGCGGTGCGATTATTGTCATCATGACCCGCTGGGGGCCGTTGGACTTGACCGGACGGCTGATCCAGTATCAGGTGAGCAACCCAGACTCCCCGCGCTGGGAGATCGTTGAACTGCCAGCCATCCTGCACGAGGACACGGACAATGAGAAGTCGCTCTGGCCGGAGCAGTGGCCGCTGGAGGCACTGAAGTCTGCCAAGTCCTCGATGGATCCCCGGTATTGGAACGCGCAGTACATGCAGCAGCCCACATCTGACACGGCAGCGGTCATCTCTAGGAAGCAATGGCGCATCTGGCCAAAGGACGATCCTCCCCAGTGCGAGTACATCATCCAGTCATGGGATACGGCCCATGAGACCAAGAGCACATCTGACTACAGCGCCTGTACAACGTGGGGCGTTTGGTACAACGAGGAAGAGAATGACAAGCCCCAGCTCATCTTGCTGGATGCTTTCAAGGACAGGATGCCCTTTCCTGAACTCAAACAGATTGCGTTCAAGCACTGGAAGGAATGGCAACCCGATGCGTTCATCGTGGAGAAGAAAGCCGCTGGTGGGCCACTGATCCAAGAGCTACGCAACATGGGCATCCCCGTCCAAGAATTTACACCCAGCCGTGGAAACGATAAGATGGTGCGTGTCAATGCTGTAGCCGACATGTTTGCGTCAGGCTTGGTATGGGCTCCCGACACTCGCTGGGCGCGTGAGGTAATTGAAGAGGTCGCGGCTTTCCCAGTGGGCGAGCACGATGACTTTGTGGACACAACCACGCAGGCACTCCTGCGATTCAGACAAGGCGGATTCATCCAGCTCGACACAGACGAGAAAGATGAGCCACTGTATTTCAAGCGCCGAGCGGCGTACTATTAAAGGCACAAAATGGCAACAAACATCGACAAGGCCCTGTACCAGAACCCCGTGGGGATCGACGACGCAGCTCTTAACGAGGAGGCTATCGAGATTGAGATCATTGATCCCGAGCAGGTAAACATCCACGCAGGCGACCTTGACATCAGCATCATCCCCGGTGAAGACGAGGATGAGTTTGACATGAACTTGGCCGAGGACATGGACGAGGGTGAACTCCAGACACTGGCTGGCGACTTGGACGGTGATATTGAGAACGACAAGAACTCCCGCAAGGACTGGGAGAAAGCCTACGTCGAGGGTATCAAGCTGTTGGGCCTCCAGTACGAGGAGCGCACAGAGCCTTGGAACGGAGCCTGTGGCGTGTTCCACCCTATGATTACCGAGGCCGTGGTGCGCTTCCAGTCTGAGGCGATCATGGAGGCGTTTCCAGCCCAAGGGCCGGTGCGTACAAAAATCTTGGGTAAGCAGACCCCTGAGAAGCAGTCAGCGTCTTTGCGGGTTGAGAACGACTTGAACTACGAGCTGACAGAAGTCATGCGCGAGTTCCGCCCCGAGCATGAGCGCATGCTGTGGAGCTTGCCAGCTACCGGTTCAGCGTTCAAGAAGGTGTACTTCGACCCGAGCTTGGACAGACAAGTGTCGATGTTCATCCCAGCAGAAGACATCATCCTGCCCTACGGCGCGACAGACTTGGACACCTGCTACCGCGTGACCCACGTCATGCGTAAGACCAAGAACGAGATTGTCAAGTTGCAGCAAGCGGGCTTTTACCGCGACATCGAGCTGCCAGACACCGACAAGACGCAGACAAACATCCAGAAGGCCAAGGACAAAGAGACCGGCTTCAGTGACATGAACGACGACCGGTACACACTGTATGAGTGCCACGCCGACTTAAACCTGCCCGGATACGAAGACAAAGACGATGACGACGAAGAAACCGGCATTGCGTTGCCATACGTAGTTACCCTGATTAAAGGTACAAACGAGATTCTGGCCATTCGCCGCAACTGGAAAGAAGACGACGTCCTGCGCCTCAAGCGTCAGCACTTTGTGCACTACCAGTACATCCCCGGCTTCGGAGCCTATGGCTTTGGTCTCTTCCACCTGATCGGTGGATACGCCAAGTCGGCCACCAGCATCATCCGCCAGTTGGTTGATGCGGGAACATTGTCAAACCTGCCCGGTGGCCTGAAGTCCCGTGGCCTGCGCATCAAGGGAGACGACACACCCATCGCCCCCGGCGAGTGGCGAGATGCAGACGTAGGCTCTGGCAACATCCGCGACAGCATCCTGCCCCTGCCATATAAAGAGCCGTCAATGGTTCTGTCTGGCCTGCTGGACAAGATCGTGGACGAAGGCCGTCGCTTTGCAGCAACAGCCGATATGAAGGTCAGCGACATGTCTGCGCAGGCTCCGGTGGGCACAACACTGGCCCTGCTCGAGCGCCAGCTCAAGATCATGTCTGCCGTGCAAGCCCGCATGCACTACAGCTTCAAGCAGGAGTTGAACCTGCTGGCCGACATCATCAAGGACTACACAGACCCTGACTACGATTACGACCCAGACAGCGATGCCCCACGCAAAGCCAAACGGGAAGACTACGCACACATCGACATCATCCCTGTGAGCGACCCCAACGCGGCCACCATGAGCCAACGCGTTGTCCAGTACCAAGCCGTGATCCAGATGGCGCAGATGGCTCCGGAGATTTACGACCTGCCCAAACTACACCGTGGGATGCTCGAGGTGCTGGGTATCAAGGATGCCGACAAGCTCGTGCCCCTGCCTGACGACCAGAAGCCCCGCGACCCAGTGGCCGAGAACATGGCAGTGCTCAAAGGCGAGCCGGTCAAAGCGTTCTTCTACCAAGACCACGAGTCACACATCAAGGTGCACATGAGCGCCATGCAAGACCCCATCGTGATGCAGTTGATCGGCCAAAACCCCAAGGCTCCGATGATTCAGGCAGCCATGATGGCCCACGTTGCTGAGCACGTTGGCTACGCGTACAAGCTGAAGATCGAGCAACAGTTGGGTATGCCCCTGCCTCCCGAAGACGAGAAGATGCCACCTGAGATCGAGATTCAGTTGTCGGCCATGATGGCCCAAGCTGCACAGCAGGTTCTTCAACAGAGCCAAGCGCAAGCGGCTCAACAGCAAGCGCAGCAGCAACAGCAAGACCCGATGGTTCAGATGCAGCAGCAAGAGTTGCAGCTCAAGCAACAAGAGTTGCAGCTTCGTCAGCAAGAAGTCCAAGGCAAATTGCAACTTGAGCAACAACGCTTGCAGATGGACGGCATGGCCAAGATGGAACAAGCAAAACAAGCCGACAAGAAGATGCAGCTTGATGCGTTGGCCAAAGCAGGTCAACTCAAGAACGACAAAGCTCGCCAAGAGTTTGAGAACAAGAAGTTGCAAGTGGATGCCCTGAACAAAGCAGGTCAACACAAGATGCAAAAAGCCCAGCTTGCAAACCAAGCTGCACAAAACCCAAAGGAGACGCCTAAACAATGATTTCAGAATTCGCACGCGTATTGCGCGAACAAATACGCACCGACATGAACAACTACGCCGATGACTTGGCTGGTGGGATGTGTCGCAACTTTGACGAGTACCAAAAACTTTGCGGAGTCATTCAGGGTCTGGCCACCGCAGAGCGCTATCTAATCGACCTTGCTGAGAAAGTGGAAAAAGCAAATGAGTGAACTCGTTCTAGAACCGGGGCAGTTCGCCCTGCCTGAAGCCATCCAACCCATCGACGCTCCCGAGCAAGATGCAGACGATGTAACCAAAGCCACGATGCTGCCAGCCCCTACGGGTTGGAAGTTGTTGTGTGCTGTACCAGAGGTCGATGAAAAGATCGCTGGCACAAGTCTCGATTTGGTTCGAGATGCCACAACCATGCGACAAGAAGAAAGCGCCACAACCGTTTTGTTCGTGTTGAAGGTAGGCCCAGACGCGTACAAAGACCAGACCAAGTTCCCCGGTGGCCCGTGGTGCAAGGAAGGCGACTTCGTGCTCGTGCGTACATATTCCGGTACGCGCTTCAAGATTTTCGGAAAAGAGTTTCGACTGATTAACGACGATCAGATTGACGCTGTTGTGCAAGACCCTCGCGGCTTGACCCGCGCATAAGGAGTAGGAATGGCTGAACCATATAAGTTCCCCGACGAAACCGAAGTTAATGTCAATGGCAAAGATGTCAATGTGACAGAACAAGAGGATGACGTTGAAATTGAAGTCATCGACGATACCCCCGTCCAAGACCGTGGTCGTAGACCATTGGACAGAGAGGTTGAAGACCCAACCGACGATGAGATCGAAACCTACACCAGAGGTGCGCAGGATCGAATCAAGGAGTTGACCCATGCCCGTCACGACGAGCGTCGGGCTAAAGAGTCCTTGGCTCGTGAGAAGCAAGAGCTGGAGCGTCTTGCACAGCAAGTGTTAGAGGAAAACCAACGCCTCAAACAATACGTCAATACAGGGACAGCGCAGTACACCCAGATGGCTCAGACCGCAGCAGGTGCGGAGTTGGAGAAAGCTCGGCGGGAGTACAAGGCTGCACAGGAAGCGTTTGACACGGACGCTATTCTGGCCGCGCAAGAAGCGTTGCTGGAAGCAAAGATGAAAGTGGAGCAAACAAAAAATTTCCGACCACCCCCTTTACAAACGCAAGAAGTTGATGTACAACCCCGTTACCAAGAACCCCAACAGGTTCGAGCCGACGAAAAAACCTTGCGCTGGCAAGCCAAAAACCAGTGGTTCGGCTCAAACGGGTTTGAAGAAGTTACCAGCTTTGCACTAGGGCTGCATCAAAAACTAGTCAACTCAGGAGTCGATCCTCGCACCGATGAGTACTTCGAGCAGATTGATGCTCGCGTGAAGTCAACGTTCCCCGAAATGTTCGGTGGTTCGGAAGACAGGCCAAGGAACGGCAATGCTCCAAGAAAGCCTGCGGCAGTGGCAGCGCCAGCGACACGTTCGTCTGGAGCTAAAAAGATCCAATTAACTCAGACTCAGATAGCTCTGGCTAAGAAATTTGGATTAACCCCGCAGCAGTATGCTGCTCAAGTAGCAAAATTGGAGAATTGAAATGGCTGAAAACCGTACCCCTCGTGACAACGTCTCACGCGATAAGCAAGCTCGTGCTGTATACGTACCGCCGACTGCACTGCCCGATCCGACACCTGAACCCGGATATGTCTACCGTTGGGTAGCCACACATGTCTTGGGTCAGCACGAACCAACCAACGTGTCACGTAAGTTTCGCGATGGCTGGGAGCCGGTGAAAGCAGCAGACCATCCTGAGTTGATGATTACTGGTAGTGAAAAGACAGGAAACGTCGAAATTGGTGGACTCATGCTTTGCAAGATGTCTGCCGAAAAAGCGCGTTCTCGGGACGACTACTACGACCAGCAAGCTCAGAACCAGATGGAATCAGTGGATAACCACTTCATGCGAAACAATGATTCGCGTATGCCTTTGTTTGCTGACCGCAAGTCAACAACCAGTCGCGGCGCGGGTTTTGGTTCAGGTTCAAAGTAAACAAGGAGTCTCTAAATGGCATCTACAGCTACCCCCTACGGGCTAATCCCCGTAAATCGTAATGACGGCATGCCCTATGCTGGCGCTACGAGTCAGTTCTTGATTGACCCCGCTGGTGAAGGCACAAACCTGTTTTACGGGCAAGTCGTCATCATTGGCGCTGATGGTTACATCGCTTTGTCTACCGCTACTGGCGCAGACTTAACTACCAACAACCTCGGTGGCAACAACTTGGGTGCTTGGGGTGTGTTCGTTGGTTGCTCCTACGTTAACGCGCAGGGCCAAGTAATCTACGGTCAATACTACCCATCTGGCACAACTGGTGTGGTGACTGCATACGTTATCACCGACCCCAATGTGACTTTCCAAGCACAATTGGACGGCGTTGCTGACCAGTCAGACCTCGGTGCAAACACTTTCTTTGCTGCTGTGCAGTCCACTTCTACAGGTAATACCCGTACAGGTAACTCAACCAGCGCATTGGAGTCTACCACTCAAACCGCCGCTGCCGCGTTCAAGATCATTGGTTTTGCTTCCCCAATTACCGATGCCTTCCCAGACGTGTTGGTTAAGTTCAACCCCGGCGCACACGCCTACACCAACGCCGTTGGCATCTAAGGAGCACATAAATGGCTATTTCACGCGCACAACTACTCAAAGAACTGCTCCCCGGCCTGAACGCTTTGTTCGGCATGGAATATGCACGTTACGGCGAACAGCACAAAGAGATCTACGAAACAGAGAAATCTGAGCGTAGCTTTGAAGAAGAAACCAAGTTGGCTGGCTTCGGTGCAGCACCTGTCAAGAACGAAGGCTCTGCCATCGCTTACGACAATGCGCAAGAAGCATTCACCGCCCGCTACAACCACGAAACCATTGCTTTGGGTTTCTCAATCACTGAAGAAGCGGTTGAAGATAACTTGTACGACAGCTTGTCTGCTCGCTACACCAAAGCCTTGGCCCGTGCAATGGCCTTCACCAAACAAGTTAAGTCCGCTTCCGTCATCAACAACGGTTTTAACGGTTCTTACTTGGGCGGTGACGGTGTCACATTGTTCGGTAACAACAGCTCCAGCACTCGTGTTGGCCACCCACTGGTTAACGGTGGTGTGAACTTCAACAGCCCCTCCGTTGGTGTGGACTTGAACGAAACCTCTTTGGAAAATGCCGTGATTCAAATCGCAGCATGGACTGATGAGCGTGGTCTGTTGATTGCCGCCAAGCCTCGCAAGATGGTTATTCCTCCTTCACTGATGTTCGTTGCCAAGCGTTTGCTTGACACTGAACTGCGCGTCTCTACTGCTGACAACGACATCAACGCGTTGAAGCAAATGGGCGTAGTGCCAGAAGGCTATACCGTCAACAACTTCTTGACCGATACAAACGGCTGGTATTTGATTACCGACGTTCCAAACGGCATGAAGCATTTCGAGCGTATGCCTTTGGCTAACTCGATGGACGGCGACTTTGATACCGGCAACGTCCGTTACAAAGCTCGTGAGCGTTACAGCTTCGGCTGGTCTGATCCTCTCGGTATGTGGGGTTCAGCAGGCGCGTAAGCGACTTGAGGGAAGGGGGCTAGCGCCCCCTTTTCTTTTGCTGTATATTCAAACCATTCCGGGGTTTTCCGGTGTATCTGACAGTCCCGGCTGACGACATGCAGACAGATACGCCCCACTTGCATGTAAGGAAAAAATCATGGCAAATACCACGTTCTCCGGCCCAGTCATATCACAAAATGGCTTTATCTCCGGAACAGCTTCCAGCCCCGTCGTTGAGACTACTGCGGGCAATATCTCCGAGTCATACGCCACCACTTCAGCTACCACTGGCGATACACGCCTGTCGTACAACCGCTTGGAATTTACTTCCACCGGTTCTGGCGAAACCATTCGCGCATTGACACGAGTCACAGGCGCTGATGCAGCTACTGGCGGTACTGTCAACGGTGCACACGTTAGCTTGAGCATCAACGGTTCCGGCACTATTTCTGGTGCGGGTAACGCTCTTCGCGCTACTTTGGGTGGTACATCCACAAACCCCGGCGGCACAATTGCAGCTATCCAAGCTGATTCTGACTTTGCTTCTGGCGGTACTTGGACAAATGCTTCGTTCATCCGCTTTACAAACAGCGGTACAGGCACTGTTGCAAACTTGTTCAATGTGCCATCAGGCATGGTCACGGCCAACACCCAAGGCGCAGCTACAAACTCGTTGAAGATTGTGGACAGCGCAGGTACTGCGTACTACATCATGTTGACTACGACCAACTCATAATGCAGATTACCAAGGAATTTCTGGAAGCAGAAATTGCTGATTTGAGAAAAGAGGCAGGGAGGGCGGAAGCCTTCCTCCTCAAAGCTCAGGGCACAATTGAGGCGTACCAGATGCTCATAAACAGGCTAGAAGCGCCAGAACCGGAGCAACAAAATGACGATGCAATATGACGTTAAGGCGGCGCATACAGAAGCCACAGGCACAATGGTGTCTGGGCGCAACCGCCTTAAAGGATACCAGTGTATTTCTGGCGGTACAGCTGGAGATATTATTTTCCGTGACGGCGGTGCTTCGGGTACTATCCGGTTGCAGTTTAATATTGGAACTGGTACACAACCAATCGGGTTGCCAATCCCCGGCGAAGGTATTTTGTTCACAACAGATATCCATGTGACATTGCCCGCAACCGCAAAAGCGACTATTTTCTATGGCTAAATCCCCAGCATGGACGCGCAAGGAAGGGAAGTCCGAGAGCGGAGGCTTGAACGCCAAAGGTCGGGCTTCCTACAACAAGGCGAACCCCGGGAAGCCCGGGCTGAAAGCTCCTCAACCAGAGGGCGGCAAACGCCGCGACTCCTTCTGCGCCCGTATGGAAGGGATGAAGAAGAAATTAACGAGCGAAAAAACCGCCAAGGATCCAAATTCGAGGATTAACAAGAGCCTGCGGGCTTGGAAGTGTTGAGGTAAACATGAAAAAAATTGGTAAAAAACCTACTGATGACCAGATGCTTGAAGGTGGCGGTGGGGGCGGAGGCTTTCGTAGCATCCCGTCTTCGACATTAAATCCTCGTCCTACCGGTAGCCGCTCTTCAAAAGACTACAAAGAAAAAGCTGACCGAGAATCAGAGTTTTCTGGTGAAATGAGTTTTGGCTCCCCCAGAGGTAGAAGTTCTGATTCTAGTGACAGATCCCCGCGCACGAGCGATGACTACGCCAAAGGTGGAAAAGTCTCTAGTGCCTCCAAACGTGCTGACGGCTGTGCCGTCAAAGGCAAAACCAAAGGACGGATGGTATGAACAACGACATAAAAACAATGACTGATGGCGCTGCTGTGGTTGTTGGACTTGGCGGTTTCATGGGCTGGATGACCCCTGTTGTAGCACTCATTGGTGGAGTATTGACCATTGTGTGGATGACTATCCGCATCTGGGAAACTGAAACTGTTAAAAACTTGGTGGCTAAGTATGCCAAGCACGAGTAAGAAGCAGCACAATTTCATGGAAGCGGTGGCCCACAACCCATCGTTTGCCAAGAAGGTGGGAGTCCCACAGTCTGTGGGCAAGGATTTTTCAAACGCCGACAAAGGCAAAACTTTTAAAAGAGGTGGTGATATGGCTAAAGCAAACCCTTTCATGGAAATGATTGCCAAGAAAAAAGACATGGCAAAAGGCAAGAAAGAAATGCCAATGAAGAAAATGGCTTCTGGTGGCATGACATCAATGGGCAAAGTTAAAACGGCTGCCCCAAGCAAAGATGGTATTGCTGTAAAAGGCAAAACCAAAGGCAAGATGGTCACCATGAAGTCTGGCGGCAAAGCCTACTGCTGACATGATGTCCAGCCGTGGTATGGGGGACATCAACCCCTCAAAGATGCCCAAAGGCGTGAAGACTCCGCGCCGCGATGACACCGATTTCACCCAATACAAAGAGGGTGGGAAAGTCAACGCGGCGGGGAACTACACCAAGCCGGAACTCAGGAAACGTATAGTCAGCCAAGTGAAAGCAGCGGCAACACACGGCACCGGTGCAGGCCAGTGGTCAGCCCGTAAGGCTCAGTTGGTAGCCAAGAAGTACAAGGCAGCAGGTGGAGGATATCGTGACTGAAAAGAAAAAGACCGGTACAGCTAGGTTTACTACAGAGCCTGAAACGCTTGGCGGGACTGATAGTCAAGGACAAACTAGCGACGATTTTGGCGTCCCAACTGGGAAAAGTTATATTTACCGAACAAAGAACGGCAAAGGCCGTACTATTGGGCCGGGGCTTACACTGCCTGACGCTAAAGCTAAAGAGTATGCTTCCGAATTGCAACGCGAAACTCGTGGCATGAAAAAAGGCGGCACGGTCAAGTCAGCTTCATTTCGTGCAGACGGAATAGCGCAACGCGGTAAGACGCGGGGTATGATGAAGTGAAAGCGCCGCAGGCTTCTCTTAAAAACTGGGGCGACCAGAAATGGCGCACCAAGTCAGGGAAGCCTTCATCTAAAACGGGCGAGCGTTACCTGCCAGAAGCCGCTATCAAGTCCTTGTCGCCAGCCGAATACGCTGCGACAACCAAGGCCAAGCGATCTGGTAAAAAGGCGGGTAGGCAGTTTGTAGCACAACCCAAAGTGATTGCCAAGAAAACGGCAAAATTTAGATAGGAGAACATTATGGCAGGCGGCGGCGGAACAACTGGAGGCGTCGGGGCACAAAGCCCTGCGGTAACCCCTCCCAACCCTATGGGGCAAATTGGCAACGCCGTTGGCGGAGCTTTGGGCGGCATGGGCGGACAACCTCAAAACCCGATGGGTAGCATGGGCGGTGGGTTTGGTGGCAACATGGGTCAACACTCATTTGGCGACTTGAGATCAATGCAAAACCAACCCAACATGGGCGGTGGGTTTGGTGGCAATATGGGTGGACAACTTACACCTCTACCGTCACCTAATATGCCCGGTATTGATTCATACGGTGGACAACCTCAAGTAGGTGGCCCAGCCCAAATGGTGGGCACAGATGATGCGTTTTTCCAATCGCCCGAGTTCAAGGAATATCAAAACGACCCGCGAAACATGATGGCCACTCAAGATATGTATAACTCCCCGTACTTTGGACAGATGGGTTCCGGGTCGGTTGGCAGAGCACAAGATGCTGCCTACAGAAAATACAAAGGTCTTGCCGATCCAAATCAGCTTTACGGTCAGATACCTCAAAATCCCATGCCGCAACCCGGCGGCTCTGGCAACAACAACCAACTAGGCCAGTTGGGTAACCGATTTGGCCAGTTGGGTAATATGGCCAACATTCCGCAACCCGAGATTGGCATGCCCGGAGGACAGGGCGGTCAAACACAGGGTGGTATGCCCGGTTTTGCACAGCCTTATGGGCAACAAATGGGTCAGATGGCCCAACAGGCGGCTCAGCAACAAGCTATGCAACAGGCGGCTCAGCAACAAGCTATGCAGCAAGGTCAAGTGGGTTTAGGACAAGCTCCCCAAGCAGGCTTGGAAAGTTTGGCAGCACTTTTAGGTGGCAAGCCCACCCCTCCAATGACGACTGTACCAACTGCACGTCCTACACCAATGGCAAAACCTTCGGTGTCACGACCCGCCCCTGTGGCACCAAAACCAGTTGCACCACCAATGGCAAAAGCAGCGGCCAAGCCTTCTGTTGTGCCCCCCAAGACTCCTCCGGCTGTGGCCCGCGCCATTCAAAAGCTGGCGGCGAAAAAACAAAATAGACGGTAAAAAATGGCAACAACCTCTGGACAAACAGGCTTTACCTTAGACCTCACCGAACTGGTGGAGGAGGCGTTTGAGCGAGCTGGTTCAGAGTTGCGCACTGGATATGACCTGAAAACGGCTCGCCGGTCGCTGAATTTGCTGTTTGCTGACTGGGCAAATCGCGGTATCAACATGTGGACGTTCGAGCAGGGCACGATTACCCTAACTCAAGGCTTGAACACCTACGCAATCCCCACAGATACTGTCGATTTGCTCGATCACGTCATCCGAACACAGGCAAATGTGGCCGCAACACAGTCGGATTTGACAATCACACGCATCAGCGTCTCGACCTACGCCACCATCCCCAATAAAATCACGCAAGCCAGACCAATTCAGGTCTGGTATCAGCGTTTGGACGGCCAAATTACTCCTACCACGGCGGTTTTGGCCACAAATATCAACGCCACGGACAACACAATCGTCCTGTCCAACGTGGTTGGTTTGCCCGCCATCGGGTACATCAACCTTGACAACGAAACCATCTTCTACAACTACATTGATGGCAACACTTTGGGGGACTGCTTCCGTGGCCAGAACGGCACGACTGCCGCTTCTCATACTGCCAGCGTCAATGCCAAGATTTACATCAATAACACCCCTCGCGTGACCATGTGGCCAACGCCTGACGGCTCCCAGCAGTACCAGTTTGTGTACTGGCGCATGCGCCGGGTGCAGGATGCGGGCAGCGGTGTTAACGTCATGGACGTGCCCTTCCGGTTTGTCCCTTGTATGGTGGCTGGACTGGCCTACTACATCGCTTTGAAAGTGCCCGGTGGCATGGACAGGCTCCAAGTGCTGAAACAACAGTACGACGAGGCTTGGATGACAGCGGCTGATGAAGATCAGGAACGCGCCGCACTGCGGCTCGTGCCTAGACAGATGTTCATTGGTGGTGGCTGATGGGAAATAGGTTTTCCTCTGGCAAAAACTCGATTGCCGAGTGCGACCGCTGTGGATTTCGGTTCAAGCTGACAGTTTTGCAAAAGCTCGTCGTCAAGACCAAGACGTATGACCTGAAGGTGTGCCCCCAGTGCTGGGAGCCTGACCAGCCGCAATTGCAGTTGGGCATGTATCCGGTGGATGACCCCCAAGGTGTGCGTGACCCACGTCCCGACCTGAGCTACCAAGTTTCTGGGCGCACAGGTTTGCAGGTTGTCCTGACCAACAGCCCAAGTGTTGATGCGCAAGGCGTGGTTGGTGGCGGTAGTCGGATATTTCAGTGGGGTTGGGCACCAGTTGGGGGCTCGCGGGCAAATGATGCAGGTTTAACCCCAAATGACTTGGTTTCTGCGGTAGAAATTGGTACAGTTACAGTAGCAACGACATAAGGAGTCGATCATGGACAAGAAATATTTAGCGCAAGACAAAAAGATGATTAAATCTGCTGTGGGCAAGCATGAAAAAAACATGCACCCCGGCAAAAAACCCACCAAGCTCAAGGCTGGTGGTAAGACCAATAGCGACATGCTGAAGTATG